CGCTAATGGAGAGGGTCTATTACCATCAGGTCGGGGGGAGGTGGTGTCCTCCCTATAGGCCACCGGCCAGTTTCATCTTCGAACAGCTGTGGAGCATTCGTAGGGGCTTGCTTCGACATATTCCAGGCGCGCTCGTACCAGACAGTATCACTGAGTTTCCTAGTAAGTGGTACAGTGGACCTCGCCTTAAGAAGTATGCCAGAGCCGCTAACAATGTTTTACAGCGGGGGTTGCGGGTTGGAGATGCCTATCTTGATTTTCATCAAATATGAGAAAATCCTTCTCGATGAATCGAAACACCAGGTAGCGCGATTGATCCAACCTCGCCGCGCCGAGTATAACGTTATGGTTGGACGTTATCTTAAGAAGATAGAAACGTTGGTATACGAGGCGCTTCGCAGAGTCTCACAGGTACCCCAAGCTGTGGTTATGAAGGGGTTTAATGCTTTTGAGGTGGGAGAGTTATTCCACCGCAAGTGGGCAAGGTTCCACAACCCCGCTGCGATTGGCTTAGATGCATCCCGGTGGGACCAGCACGTATCTCCCTCATTGCTCCAGTGGGAACACTCTGTCTACCTTAGTTATTATAAGGGCAGGGACCGCAGGGAGCTTGCTAAATTGTTGCAGCAGCAAATACATAACCACGGGTTTATCTATGTGGAGGGTAAGCGTATTAAGTACACAACAGAAGGTACTCGGTGTAGTGGGGACATGAACACCGCATTGGGTAACTGTTTGTGTATGGTTGCTATTTTGTTGCGCTTTATTCAGGATTTGCAAATCCCTCCCTCGGAGTATGACATCTGCGATAATGGGGATGATTGCGTGGTGTTCTTGGAAAAGGAACACCTAGCGTCGTTCACCGCCCGGGTAAGCGGCCACTTCGCCCAATTTGGGTTTGTTCTGAAGGTTGAGAAGCCCGTGTACACCCTTGAGGAAGTGGAATTCTGCCAGTGTCATCCAGTTTATGATGGTGAGTGCTGGCGGATGGTCCGGAATGTATGGGCATCCCTTAGTAAGGACACAGCCTTGTTAAATCCTGTGCCCCATATGTTGGATTATGCCCATACAATTGGTGAGTGCGGGTTGGCATTAACAAGTGGTATGCCGATTATGCAGGAATTTTATTCCGCACTTCACCGGGCCAGTGATCATGGATTAGGGATGAGTCATCCCTTCCGTGAAACCGGGTTTTCCCACTTGGCACGTGGGTGTGTGGCTAGTTACCGCGACGTGTCGACAGCGGCGCGAGTATCTTTTGCTAAGGCATTTGACATTTCTCCTGATATGCAATTTGCCATGGAGCAATACTACTCTAGTGTAGTGGTCACTGATACAGAGGTTGATGCTTGGGCGCCGGCCTACAACCTCCTGTAGCCATGGGGTCACACGATTAACCACCCAAAACGGTGGGTATCCCTCAATATTTCCGTGCTAATACAAATGCCGAGAGACTACACGGGTGGGCGTTAGCTTTGTGTGATGTATAGTCCCCACATTCTCATGGGTACCCCATACTTGAGAAGTTGTCGGTTTGAAGATGCCAATTCGGAAGAAGAATAAGGGTAAGAAGGTTAAGAAGGTCGTGTTGCGTAGACAGCCGGCCGTTCCTGTGGTTGTGCGTGCTAGGCCCAGTGCTGTCCCCCCCTCCTCAGGAGGTTCTTTGGGACGCACTGTACTTGATCTTGCAGGTAAGGGGCTGGGCACGTTAATTGGAGGTCCCGGTGGTGGAGCTATTGGGAGCATGCTAGGGAATGGTGTAGCAACATTCCTAGGCATGGGTGCCTATAGTATTAAACGGAACACTTTGGTCGACGGGAATATTCCGATCGTCCATGATGCTGATAATAGTGTCCGTATTAGGCATCGTGAGTACATCGGGGATTTGATTAGTAGTGGTAGTGCCAATACTTTCCTTGATTCCACCTATTTGATCAACCCTGGGAACGCTTCTGTGTTCCCTTGGTTGTCAGGTGTGGCTCAGGATTTTCAGGAGTATAGGGTGCACGGCATGATATTTTCATTCCATAGTGAAAGTGCCGATGCACTGAATAGCACTAACACTGCTCTTGGGTCGGTTATGATGGCGGCCGTCTATAATTCAGCTGATACTGCAGCGTTTCTTAATAAGTTGCAGATGAATAATATGCAGTTTGCTGCTGATGGGCGGCCGTCTGCGGATTTAATGCTTCCTATCGAGTGCGATCCAGCACAGACCCCTATTGAGAGGTTGTTCGTTAGGGGCGCCGCGGTGCCATCTGGACAAGACGCC